ATGAGAAATAAAATTTGTATAATATTAACTGTAATAGCACTAACATTTTTAATGCTTGGGGCTGTAAGTGCTGCGGAAGATAATGGAACAATTAAAAATAGTAAAACATTATCCTCTAATGTAGAAGAAGTAGATGTGGAAGCACCTTCTGTTACTACTGTTCAAGAAAAAGAAGATAGTAAATTTCAAGCAACTGTTAAAGGCAAAACATCAGGTACTAAATTTCAGAATGATAAGGTGAATATATTCATAACTCCAAGAAATGGTAATTATGTTACTCATAAAATATTGTATACGGATACTAATGGTATAGTTGAATTTTCTACAAGAGATTTGGCTGCTGATACATATACTGTTAATGTGAATGTACCTGCCACTAAAAATCATGGGTATATTATGAATTCTTTTACCTTGATTGTTAAAGAAGTTAAGAATGTTAATAATGGTAATAATGTTAATAAAGTAACGAGTAAGGCAACTAAAACCGTTGCAGGTAAAAAAGTGTTCACTATTACCATTCCTGTACAAAAAATCAAAGTAGGATCCTTTTATAAGGTATATCGTTTGAAAACAGGTAGGGACCAGATATATTGTGTATATAGTACAGTAAATAATGCTATGATGAAAAAAGGTATTAGTATAGATACACAGATAAGCCGTGGGGATTATGTCTCTAAAGCTAGATTAATTAAAGTTAAAATAGCTTTTAAAAACAAAGTTTCTGGTAAAACTGTATATAAATTTTACACTAAAACTAATAATAGACATGATGCTATGAAACTAATCAAGGTACCTAAAGGATACAATCCTATCAAAGCAACTATCTGGTATCGCCACAAATAATTATAATTATTTTTTTATTTTTTTTATATTCTCTAATTTCTCACTTTTATTTATTGAAGGATGTTTCCTATTATTTTTTGTAAGTAGGTTATGTTCTTCGGGATTTTCTTATACATAAAATTTATTTTTTTCCTAAATAAAGGGATTAAATATACTCTATGAGAAAAAAAGGATGTGTAATAAGTTTTTTAGAAAATGTATGTGGATTGAATGAGAATATAAAAAAAATATATTTTTTTTTTTAGGGAATAATTATTTTATAAAAACATGTTTTTTTCTTTATATGGAAAATTATATTTTTATATGTTCTTTTTTTTATATAGATCCATAGAGGACCAGGTTTATATAATTTTTTTTTTAGGATTCTATTAAAATTTATTTTTTTTTATGTATTAAAATTAAGGTATTTATAAACAAACTTCGTATCTATTAATTTCGTTTTATCATCTTTCATTATTGATTTTACGCCTCCTTGAAATTTTATTGATTGATATTGATTTTTTTTATATCCCTCTTTTCAATCCCGTACATTATATATTTTTTTTTACGAGTTTTTTTATTATATATGAGAATCCAAACCTTTTTTTATTATTTTGTTTAATTTTTTAATATTTTTTATGAACACTGAAATTTAATACCCTGTATTTTATTTTAGGTTTTATCATTTTGTTTATTATGTTTATGGATTATATGAACAAAATTATTTTTTTTCACCTCCCTTTAATTTTGTTCATCATATGATCTATAATAAATAAAGTGAGAGAATAGTACTATTCTAATTTCTCACTTTTATCTAATGAAAGGAGAATTAAATAATCAGTTTTTTAAATCCTCTTTTATTGATGAATGAAAAACATTTTTTTTTATAGTAAACCAACCTTTTCTTTTTGATTCTCCTTTTTTTATACTTATAAAGATAATACAATTTATTATTATTTTTTTTGTAACAATCCAAAATAGGGAGGCAACATAGGGTTATGACAACAAAAAATAGGAAAGTCAATAATATAATATGCCCTTGCTGCAAACAATCAAAATACATAATAGAAGACACACACAAGGGCGAAACAGTATGCACTCACTGCGGATACATAATATATCTAAACTTCCCATATGTTGCTGGACACAAAGTTACAAACAATGATATAGAATTCAAAATTATACAAGATAAAGTCCAAAAGAATAAAAAAATAAAGTAAAAGAATTTTTTCCTTTTTGATTTTATCTTAATAAAAATACTATTTTTTAAAAATAAAAAACATATTGAGGTTATAACTATGGAATTTGATAATAAAACTATTTTAATCAGTGGACTTGTACTTGGATCAATCGTAGCAATGAACCTAAAATATAATGATATTGCATTAGCAATAGTCTCAGGTCTTGTAGGATACCTAAGTAAAGATGCAATAACAGTAAATAAAAACAATACAGATGACTCAGAAGTTATAATGGATGATACCAATGAAGACTCTATCTGAAAAACTTGAAGCAGCAGGGTACCATAAACTGTTTTGGATAAAAAACTATTTCAAAACAGTTTTAACCAGCACCCTCATATCTTCAGGTGTAGGATTAATTATCACTGGTGAACTTACAAGAATGAAAAATCGAGGATGGTCTTCAACAGAATTACAGTTAGGAGTATTGTGTATAATTGCAGCTGCAATTGGCACATACATAATAGACAAGTACTTATCAAAAAAAGAAAAAGAAAAAGAAGCAATAATAGAAGAACATATCAACGAAAAAGCACAAGAAATAGCAGAACATAAAATATTAACTGCAATGAAAAATTTAGAAGAATGAATCTTTTATAACAACTTTTTGTAATGTAACATTTTACACAGTAACGTTACACTAATTGTAACGTTACAACTGTTACATATAATGTTTATATAATGGTGATGTAATTGGTTAGAAAAAGTAAAGTTGAAAAGTCACCTCATTTTGAAGAAATTGTGCTTAGATTATCACAGGGTGAAAGTGCAAGAAGTGTTTCTAAATGGTTGAAGGATTCATTTAATGAAGAGATTTCTCATGCTGCATTGGCAAGATATGTGAAAAATAATATTCATATGGAAGAACGTGTTGAAGCTGAACTTAATCGTAGAGCTGAAGAAAAAAAGAAGAAAATTCAAAAGGAAAAAGAAAAGATTCGGAAGGAAAATAAGATTCAGAAACAAGCTGATATGATTGAAAGGTCTAAAGAGGCAGTTAATAATGTTGCGGAAACTATTGCTAATAATATGGAAGGTGTTGCTAAAGTTGCAGCTCAGTTTCCAAGTAAGTTTCAGAAAGCTTGTGCCGATGCTAAAAATCCTGAGAGTAATGTAACTTCTAAAGATGTTGCTAGAATATCCTTAGATGCTAATAAATTATATAATGATTATTTCAAACAAGATGGAACTAATTTTGAAGTGAATATAGAAAATAATACTAATCTTTCACATGAATTCAATGAAGAGAAAATGAGGAAGATACTGGATGCTAAGCAAAAAAGAGACAAATGAAATTTTAAATGATTTATACTTATTTTATCGTGTTTTTATTACAAGTAATTTTAATGATGATTTGGAAGCAGAACATATTGATTTGTTAAGTCAACAATTAACCCGACTTCATTTAGGAGATGTTGAACGTTTATGTGTTGCAATGCCGCCGCGCCATAGTAAAAGTTCAATGGTTACATTGGCTTTCCCTTTATGGTTAATATTTCAAAATCCAGATGCTAATATTCTTATTATAAATAATGCAGCTAATTTATCTGAAAAGTTCGGTATACAATTAAAAGAATTAATACGTCAGTATGGACATTATTTTGATGTTAATCTTTCTGATTTAAAACATGCTAAAGACCATCTTATGTTTGAACATTCTGATGGTAAATTATGTAAAGGTTCAATTCGTCTTGTTGGTGCATCAGGATCTATCACAGGTCAAGATGCAGATTATATTATTATTGATGATCCTTACAAAGGTTTTGATGATATAACACCAACACTGTTACAAAAGAAAATTGACTGGTTCGATACTATTGTAGAACAAAGAATTGAACCACATACCAAACTAGTATTGCTACACACAAGATGGCATAGTAATGATCTTCAAGGATTCTTCCAAAAGGAACGTTCAGACGAATATGAGTTTATTGAATTTCCTGCTATAACTGATGATGGAAAACCATTATGGCCTGAAAAATATTCCTTGGAAAAGCTAGAAAAGAAAAGAGATGCTATTGGTGAAAGATTATTTCAATCAATTTTTCAACAGAAACCTATTGATGATAGTAGTGATTTCTTTGACTTGGAAAAAATACATTGGACAAAACCAGATGATCTTGAAATTAAACATCATGTAAGAGGATGGGATACTGCTAGTAGTAATTCTAGTGAAGGAGATTATACTGTAGGATTACCTATGTATTTGTTAGATGATGATGAATCTGTTTTAATCACTGATTTTGTTTATGGTCAATTTGGTAAAGACACTAATAATGTAGTTAAAAATCAAGTACGTAATGATGGACCAGATTGTATTAGTATTATTGAAACTGGTTTAGCTGCTGCAGGTGAATTGGTTTACAATGAATGGGTAGAACAGTTAAGCGGATATTTTGTTGAAAGAGCAATGGCCGTACCTAACAACAGCAAATCAGACAGGGCTACCCCATTTAAAAATGCTATAGCAGATGGTAAAGTGTATGTAGATATAACAGATAATAATTTAAGACAAATTTTCATTGATGAACTTAAAGCATTCCCTAATGGCGTACACGATGATATAGTAGATGCAGCTTCTCATGCATACAATTACCTTAAAGAAAATATTATGGGAACAATGAATATTGAAATTATAGAGTTGTGATAAATTATGGGATTTATAGATAAAATTAAAAATGGTATTACAGAACATTTACCAGGAATAAGAAGACCCGATAAATATAGTCTTTATGACTTATTTATGAACGAATATGGATGGTCTTTCACTACACCAGATAAACATACAGGTGATTTACATACTTATTATCAAGCTTTTGAAAAAAACGTTTGGGTGAGAAGATGCTGTATGGTTATCTGTGATGAAATGTTAGCACCAGGTTTCCAAATAAATAATCCTCATCAAAATAATGTTAATTTTGAAAGAGTTAATTATCTAACAGATTTATTTAATGCACCTGGAGGTAAATATGCTGAAGACACATTTTCATCATTAATCAAACAAATCGTACCATCTTTTAAAGTTACAGGAGATGCATTCATAGAAGTAAATCATGATGAACTGTTTGATAACATCCCTAATGGATTCAGATTTATACCCACAGAAATGATGGGTTATAATTACGAACAAGATGCATGGGGCCTTAGAAATACAGAACACATCTTTGAACCTGAAAACCTAATTCATATATACGAACCTAAAATACAAATACGCGGTAGCAAATGGGGAACAAGCCTCATTGACACAATCAGTATGAACATAACATTAGAAGTACTAGGATTAAACCACAATAAAGACGTATTCGAAAACCACGGATTAGACCCAAGAGCAGTACTATCATTTGATAAAGACTTAAAACCACAATATGTAACTGAAAATATTACTCGCTTGAAAAATCAGAAAAATAAAAAAGGAATTATTACAGGTCAAGGAATAAATTATCAACAAACAAACAATAGCAATAAAGACATGGAATTCCTAGAATTAATAAGATATAGTAGAGATTGTATCATAACAATGTTTGGAGTACCACCAGCAAAAGTAGACATTATCGAAACAGGCAACCTCGGAACAGGAACTGGAGAATCACAAGACAAAAATTTCGCAAAAGTCATAAACAGTAATTGCCGCGTAATTGAAGACGCATTTAATAAAAACCTCGGAAGATCAGGATTCCAAGAAATATTTGAATTTATCCGAGAAGACCATGAAAACAAACTAAACAGAGCAGAAATAGAAGACAAACAATTACGTAATGGAAGCACTTATATAAATGAGGTTCGTTCAGGATATGGTTTAGAACCAGTGGATTGGGGTAATGTACCAATGAATTATAGTCAATTCGCTTTAGCTACTACACCAGAAAATATTGAAGAATCAACATTAATCACCCCTACTGAAAATGAAAATAAAAATTTAGAGAAAGCTTTGATTATGGAAAGATTAAACAAAGGATATTAATACTATGACTAATATTGCTCATGAAAGACTAATCACTAACAAGTTACTGTTAGACCATCTAAATATGTGGGATGAATTTGACATTAAATCTGTTGATGATAATAAAACAGTCAGATATTATAATCGCATAATGAACCATATTGATGATGAAATAGAAGCAGGTTTAAAATGGTTAGATAGTGAGGAAGCAGAAAAATACTTCAAAGGAGAATCACAGTACCATCACAAAGTATTCCAATCACTTGAAGATGAATGGGATAGTATATTAGAAGGAAAGTATCCAAGTGTAGAAACATTATTAGATGAAGTGTACAGACGCGGAAAAGCAAAAGGTTACACCGACATGAGAGAACATGTTCGTTATACTGAAGCAGATAAACAAGCATTAAGAATAGCAACAGAATACAATTACCACTTAATAAACAAAATTGATAATGATGTAAGAACTGAAATCAAAAATAAAATAATATCTGGTTTTCTAGCAGGAGATAACCCTAACGTTATTGCTCCTAAAATTCAATATATTGCAGGTGAACAATTAGAAGGATCCACTTTCACACCACGTCAAAGAGCAACAATGATAGCAAAAACCGAGATATCAAGAGTACAAAATACAGGAATGTTACAATCATATGTTAATGAAGGATACACAGAAGTGAAAATATTAACAGCAGAAGATAATAATGTTTGTGCTATATGTTTAGAATATGCTTATGAGTTTAATAAAGATGATGATTTAATATATGGGAATCATGGAAAAGAGAAAATACATAACATAATTGAATTAATTAAAGGAGGTTCATTTCCCCCCTTCCACCCATTATGCAGATGCACATACCTATCAGTATGGAAAACAAAAACAAAACCACCGAAAAAACCATTTATTATCTGTTTAATTCCAACTGCATATGGAATGAAGGTTCCCCAAAATCTAAAAGATTCACATGAAATTGTTATTAAATTTTCTCGTGATCAACTTGAAGAATATTTAAATGAAATTGTGGATGATTCTGATGAGTTAAAAATTATTTTGGATTTATTAAATAAAAATTTTAGAAATAAAGTTTATAATACTAGTTATGAATGGGGAGCAGGTATTGGTATGGATGGGGAATGTCAAAAAACATATTCCAATTGGTTAAGAAACAAAGTATTTCTAAGTGAAATTTTATTAGATGCTGCTAAAAATAAAGGAATCTTAACATTCATTCATTCACATCCTTTCACTACTTCTCCCTTAGCTTCATTTAAAGATTATGAACTTTTTGCAAAAAATAAAGTTAAGTATGGCATTGTAACAAATGAATTTGGTATGATGATTATAAAAAATAAGAATGTTGCAGCCAATTATCAAAATAGCAAGACCATTAATGATGTTGCTATGGATATTGAATTTCAGATAAAAACTGATTTCGAAGAAAAATTAGGGAATTAGGGAATTAACCCTGATAGTTTATCTGAAGAAAGGTATATTTCCAAGTTTCAAAAATATGTTAGACATAATCATGATAACTATCTAGATATTTATAAAGAAGAATTAAAAAATTATTTCGACATAACTTTTATATAATTTAACGATTAAACTATAATTATGTTTGGTGTTTATGGAAACAAATATGATTTTTTTAGGGAAATCCTTCGTATGAAACGTTTAGACGAAAATATGGAAAGAAAGTCCTTTCGATTATTTTGAATTTAAACAATGGTGTATGGAAAATAATTATTTATCTGATTTTTTTGGTACTGTTGATGATCCTATTCCTATTGATGAATCTAAATTATAATATAAATTTTTAAATTTTAAATATAATTTAAACTATTTAATAGTATTAGTTAATTATTCATATATTCAACTTAATATTAATTTTTATTTTTTAAATTTTTATCTATAAAGCTTCTCTCTCTTCACTAATTCATTAAAAGAAACGCATTCAAAATCAATTTTTTCTTTATTTTGACAGAATATATGGTTTTTGTTAGTTTCTGGAGGGATACATCTTGCACCTAACTTATAACAAACAGTATGGATTTTATAGTTTTCTTCAGATGCATTTAAATTGATACCTTCTTGAGTAACAAGAACTAAATTTTTAACCTTTGCATGTGCAACTAAATAATAATCTGCTTTTTTCTCGTTTTTTCCATACCATTTTGGAAATTTAATAGATAATTTATTTAGATATGGAGCAATTTCATTATCAATTGTAGGGTAAAACATTTTTTTATGTTTTTTAACCCATTCTTTATGAAAAGTATATCCTTTATCCGTTATTTCATCTTTAACTTTGTCAATAGATACAATTATGCCTTTATCAACTAATTTATCAAAATTAGCCCAATGTTTGGGATAACATTCTTTATCATAATGTTTAAAAGGTTCCTTACGTACAAATACAGACGAGTCTACGATATATTTAGCATCTTTCATAATAATTGACTCCTCTCATACATATTTTTAATAATTAAATAACTAGCATTTAAAGGGATGTTTAAGTATCTTGCAAAATCAATATCAGAAATTAAATCGTTTTCATATGCATATAATAAAAAATTAATATAATATTCTCCATTTTTAGTTATAGTTTTAGTGGCATCTCTTTGAGAATATTGTGAAGAACCTTTTTTCTTTTTTTCATTATTTTTAATATTTTTGGGTGTATATTCATGTTTGTTTTTATTTTGTGGGAATATATAATTGTCTATTTGTTTTTTGTAGTCTTTATAATCTTCATTTGATATTTTATTTAATAGTAAATACTTTCTAACAATTACTTCTTGACTAACCTTGTATCTTTTTGATAATTGCTTTATAAATGAGTCATCCATACACTTTTCTTTGGGCTTATCTTCAATCCATTTTTTAAGTAAATCTGAAGGGAGTATTAATTCAGCAGCTATTTTATTACATTTAACTTCAGTATTATTATTCATTTTGTATTCACTTAAATTACTTAATCCCTCTTTTTTATATAATAAGTGAACTAACTCATGGAATAATGTGAATTTTCTAGCATTTTCTATTTCTCTATGGTTAATACCTATAATAGGTAATTTATCATAATATAATACATAACCTCTTAAATCTTCAGGTGATATATCATAAAATTGGAATACTAATATTCCTAACTCTTCAATACATTTAATCCAATAATCTAAATTTCTTTCAGTTCTTTTAGCATTATTCATATTTAAAGCATCTTCTATTATTTCAATTGCTTCAGTTTCAGTTTTGCAATTTATGTCTTTTAATTTAAATGGGGGGATAATAAAATCATTATTTTCTTTTTCAATATCTAATAAATTTTGTCTTTTACTTTTTGCATTCCTTAATTCAAAAATAATTTTTGGAGATATTTCTACAGGTTTATTATTTTTGCTTCTAAAATCATATATATCTTGTTCATAAACAGGATCATTTCCATTAAAAAATAGATGAGGGGATATCTGATATATTTTAGATAATTTTAGTAATTGAGGATAAGTTAATTGCCCAGTATGTTCCCATTTTTCTAATTTTTCTTTTGACACATTTGCTCGGTTTGCTACAGTTTTTTTATCAAAATGAGCTGATTTTCTAGCCCATATAAGCCAATTTTTATTTGTTTGTAAAATTTCAGTACTCATTATGACATTTCCATATTTTTTTGAATTAAATTAATAATATATTTTATATTAACAATATAAATATTGTTGGATATGATTATTAGGCACTTTCAAAAACTTGAGTGATAAATTTAATTTCCATTTTTTTACCTTAGAAAAATTCGGTTTAATAAGTCCAAACATACATATAGAGCTTTTATTTCTATATTACACAAATAATATATAAGTTCCACTTAATATATTAAGTTATTATTTTTTAAATTTAAAATAAATAATAAATTGGCGGAAATTTTTGGGGCATATAACTTGTAAAAATTAAAATCACTTAAGTTTTTGAAAGTGCCGATTATTATCATTTTCTCTTTTTTTATCATCTTTTTCGATATGGATTTTTTTCACCTCCTTTTAATATTTTTTTGTATTATATCACTTTCTAATAAACAATTGTTACCTTTAACTTATGTAGGTAAAGAAATTAATGAAAATGGTAAACAGTTATGTGTTTGGAGAATGTGGTTTGGAAAACCTTTCCATATTCGATGGTATGAATTAAAATGATTATAAATGGTTTTAGTATAACGGAAAAGATAATATGTCTGAAAAAGATACATCATTAATGCGTGATAAAGAAATACTCAAACATATCCAACATAGATATGAGGAAGAAGAAAGAAGATTCCAATCTATTGATTCAAAGATAAGTTCTATGATTGCCGTATTAGCAATGATATTCACCATACAATCTTCATTATTTACAAATATTATATCAAATACAAACAGAGTATCTTTTAGTATAATTATATTATTTATAATCCCATTAGGATTATACTTAATTTCTATTGGTTTTTTTATTAAAGCACATAATTTTAAGAAATATTCTACAACTCCAAAACCTTCTTTTTTAATGGACGAAGGGTCAAAAGATGAATCTGAACATACAATTGTTAAAGATATGATTGGTTTATATGGAGATTGTATTAATGATAATGAAAAAGTAATGAAAAATAAAACCAGCATTGCTAAAAAAGGGTTTTCCTTTTTGATTTTTGGTGGATGCTTAAGTTTTATTTTCATTGTTTGTTATATATTTGAAATATTTATCTAGAAATAATTTTTTATTTCTTTTTATCCTTATCCTTACTTTTAAGGACTACAGCTTTTCCGTCAGGTTTTACTGGATAAGGATTTTTATCATTTTCATTTTTTCCATCATCTTTTGATATATAAATTTTTTCATCTCCTTTCACTTTTTTAATAAAAAATTGAAATGGGGGTAATAACATTCCCTAATATGAAATTACTTACCCAAATAATAAGAGATTATAATTTTCTCATGATCCTTTTATATTCTCTTTCTGCACGTTTAAACTCACGTTCAGCATTATCTGTTTCACGTTTTAAACGACGAATTTCACGTTTTAATTTAGAACTACTCATAGAAATCACCTCCTTAGAGCTAAAATTATGAGTAAACTCTAATTTTTATAGTAATTCATCAATAATTTAAATGCAGAAAAAATCTAAATTATTAATAGTTAAAAAACAAGAAAAAAATAGATTTATGGTGATAAATTATGAAAAAACAGTCGGAACATTAAAGTTAACTTTAAATATATGAAATTATATATTTACTATTTAACTTGTTATGTATGTTTTGACATAATTTGTTGTTTTTTTTTTCTTGTGGGTCATTACTATTATTTTAGGGATATGTTATAGTAATGATCTACTATTAATAATCTCTATTTTTTGTTGATTTAAATTATTTCTTTACTATTATTAATTATTGTATATTTTATTATATAAAATTATATTTATTCTATTACTTTTCATATGCTCTCTCCACATTTTCTATATATTTATCGACCTAAATTTCTACCTAAAAAATTACCTAAATATATACATTAACCATTACTTTTTTTATATTTTATGACAAAAATAGTATAAAATTTAAATTTCTGTTTCTAATTTCTCACTTTTATATATTGAAAGATAAAAAAAATAATATATTCTTATCTTTCATGCAAGAAACTTTTTTTTTATGGTTTCTACCATAGAATTTTTTTTCACTCCTAAAATAAACTATATAAAAATATTTGTATTTTTATCCACCTTGGAGTAAGTGGCTAAACTACTCCAATCCTAATTTTTTATAATTATAATATTAATTTCATAAGATTATCATTCCTTCTTCTTTTTGTTAATTCTCTAAAAATTAATACTTAGATTAAAAAAATATGATAAGAATGATAATTTCTTTTTTAATAATAAACTGATTGTAGTTGATTTATTATGACAACTGAAGTAAAAGAACAGATGAAACAATTCCAACTTTTTGCACCTCCTGTCAGTAAATCTTATACTGAAAATGAGGATGGTACATTAACTTTAGAGGGAATTGCTTCTACAACAAATAAAGACCTTCAAGGTGACATTATTCTTCCTTCAGCTATTTATTCCATGAAACAGCAGTTGCTTACAACTACTAAAAATCTTCATGGTGATCATTGGTATGGTTTAGATGGTATTTATGGTGCTATCAAAGAAGTTTTAGATTCTGATGATAATAGTTTGAAAATTAAAGCAACTATCAGGAAGTCTAAAGCAGCTGAGATAAAGGAAATGCTGGATGTTGGTGTTAATCTTGGTTTGTCCATTGGAGGTAAAATAACAGAGTATTCTAACCTTAAAGATGGTTGGGAAATAAAGGATTTAAAACTTATGGAAATTAGTTTAACAGGTATGCCTGCTAATTATGATACTTATGGTACTGTTAAGGAATCTAAAAATCAAGTAGATACTGTTGGTGCTAAATGTCTTGCAGGTGCATGTCATGTTATACGTAAGGATTTAAATTCTAATAAAGTTGATGATGTTGGTGATGATATGGCTGAAGAGAATATTCAGAATGAAGATAAAGAAATTTTTACTAAAGATGATGCAGTTGAACTTTTTAATGAGTTAATGGCTAATAAACAAGAAGAAATAGCTCGTGAAACTGTTAATTTAGTTAGTAAAGAAATAGAGAATATTGTTAAAGATGAAATTGATAAGGTTAAAGAAGAATTATCTAACAATAACTCTAATGAAGAAGAAACTGATGAAAGGAAAGAAGTTCCTCCTGAAGATGATGAGGAAAAAGAAAAAGCATTAACTAATTTAATCAATGATACTGTTAAATCTGCGATTGATGATTCTATGAATACTCTTTTCAAAGATTTGAATAATAAAAGAGAACCTTCTTTCAATGTTGATGCTATTAATGATAAAGAAATGAATAAATCTGATGAAGTTAATGAGGATACTGCTTTAACTAGTAGGAAAATAGCTGAAAAAATGTTTGCTAATCAATCAAAAGATCAGTTAAAAGCTAAAGTTGCTTCACAAAATGAACAATTAAATAATTTATCTAAAGCATATGATAATTTGCAAAAAGATTCAAGAATGATGGTTACTGGTGATGCACTTGTATCTACTCAGATTCAATATACTCCTGAGTTAAAATCTAAAGTATTTGAAAGGGCTCCATTTTTCAGATTCCTTGAATCTAAAGGTAGAGTTGATAACAGTTTTAATTCTACTTATGCTGGTTTTTACCAAGAAACTGATAACAGTCTTGTTTCGTAAAATAGATGTTTAAAGAATTAAATTAAACAAAAAAAGAGAGATTGTAATTCCTTGTAAAAAAGTGTAATATGTCTACTATTAATACTCTACATCTAATTATAGTAAATTAATTTTAAAACATAATTTTTTTAAGTCATACTAATCCAATGATTTAATTGAAGTAACATCATATTAAAACGATATCTCTTATTATTGCATTAATTTTTTAGTAGCTATTTTTCATTAAACACCTAGTAGTATAATAATCCGATTTATGACTCGAATTTATGTACATCACTAATGCAAATTTACCTATTTTTTAATAATATTTGGTGGTGGTGTTCCTGATCTTCTATATGTTAAAAAATTATTTTAGAAGTTGCACATATTACTCCAGTATATTTTAAAATTACTCTTATTTTACTATTAAATTCAATATTTTCGTATGATATTCTGTCCATTTGTTAAATTTATCATTATCATAATATCCCAAAACATCGATAGCCCTTTCACATACTTTAATACAGTTTTCATAATTATTATCTTTTTTATAATTTTGATAAAGTGTATAATAAACAGTATTGGAGAATGTGCCTTTTGACATTATTTTTTCTAACATATCAATTCCTTTTTCCTTATTTTCATTTTTTAATATTGTTTTTGCATTCTTTATTTGAGATGTTACTTCTTTAGTATCAATTGGAAGACAATTCCATTTAAATTTACCTGTTTCAATTTTATTATTAATATTTTCTAAAATATCTCCTAATCCATTATTATTTTCATTATATAAATGGTATTCTGAATTAAGTCTTGTAATACCTATATTTAAAACAGATATAGCAGAAGTTAAATCTTTTTTTCTCAAATAAATTTGAGATATGCATTTATAAATCTGATATCTATTACTCCCTAATTCAATTGCTTGTTTGAAATATGGTAATGATTCATCGAATTTTGTTGCATAAAATAATGATTCTGCAGTATTTTCTAAATCAGTAATTTTTCTATAATATTTAAGTTCATTCACAAATTTAATTTTTTTTTCAACATTACTATAATCTTTTCCTAAACCTTTTAAAATGTCTATTAGTTGATTAGCAACTTCAATTGCTTCATCATAATGTTTAATATGAATATAAATATCAATAATTCCATTATAACACATATTACTCATTTCATCAAAGCTTTCACATTCATCAATGATTTCATAATATAATTTTATAGAATTTATATCGTGCATTCTCCTTGCTTTCTCATACTTTTCCTTTAATTCATCATATTTCTCTTTTTTAAGTTTTTCTTCTTGTTTTCTTTTATTTAACTTTGCAATTTCTTCATTAGTTCCATAATTTTCAATAATAGCATCATCTAATTTTTGGATATAGTCATTTAAAAGATTAATCTCAAAATCTTTACCCATAATATTAATTTTTATTTTATCTAATTCATTAGTATGAATTTTTTCTTTTATTATGTTTACAAATTCTTCTGCTTCTTCTTTGGTTGCAATAACTTCATTTGAACCTTCTATTTTCTTAAATGTTATCTTTTTATTATCATCTTCTTTTAGAAATAGTTTAGGTTCTTCATTTTGTTTGATGTTAGGTTGTTTTTCTTTTTTCTTTCTAAATTTACTAAATAATCCCATATTATCACCTAATTATGTTTCGTAAAATAGATGTTTAAAGAATTAAATTAAACACTCCTTATTTTTTCTTATTTGACTTATTTAAAACATTATATATTTTTCTTTTTTATATTTTTTTAGGACATAAATTTTCACCCTTAAAATAGTGGTGATGTCCTCATAATATTATATGAATATTTAGTCATTGTCCTTGTTTGAGTATAATTTTTAGGACTAAAATTTTTTAATGGTTTTTTATCTACTTGTACTCATCAATGGAAGGAAGATCCTATAAAATTTTATTCGTCTAAGATTGTCTTTGAAAGATTAGAGGTCTAATATTCAATATACATAATTAAGCATAGAATTAAGCATATTATATTATCTAAATGTATTATTTATTTAGATTAATATTAACTTCAATCAATATCAGAATTATTTCATTATAATTTAAACTTTTTTTTTAATACTTTTTTTATTTGTTTGTAAAATAAGTATTTTTAACATTAAGTAGGAATTTTTATATATCTTATTTTTTAAAATATATTTAAATTTATTAAACATACTTTTTAAAACATCATATTCTTTTTTTATTGTGATAATATGAATTATGCTAATCAGTATAGGGAGTCTATTTGTAATTTAATTAAGATTAATAATCAATTAATATCTTCATCTAAGGATCCTTTTATTTTCTGGGATAGTGGAAGTTTTGAGTTAATTGAATTAAATATTAACTATGTTTTAAGTTTTCTTGATACAGAATATATTATTGATGATGAATATAATGATTTTAAGGAGTTTGCAAACTATATTTATAAGATTTTTAAGGAAGAGTCTATTTACAAATTTATACTCCTTTTAGTAGATGAACTTCTTGAAAGTAAGTTAAGATTAGTTGATTATAAACTTAATCTGATTGAGAAATACAATGTTGTATCATTTACTAAATTAAATAAAGAGGGTATTAATGAATTTATAGAAGAGTATACTACTTATATTGCTGAATTTGATTTATTTAAATTAGAATTTTCTAATGTAGAACGTTATCAATTATTAAATGATTATTCAAAATCGGTTAAAGATTATTATTCTAATAACAATAAGAATAAATAA